TGAAGTTCACTTCTACTTCAGAATTACTGTTATATGTTACCTCACCCACGACTACGGTATCTGCAGAATCCACAATGGTGATAGAAGGCTTGCCTCCGAGGGTGTGTGTGATAATCCATGTGGTAGACGCGACACCCTGTGCGTGAACGTGTCTTCTTGTGTTTGATGAGCCAGCACCAGCAAAACGAACTACAACTTGATTTTGAGCGTCTTGGTTTACTATTACGTTATTCGGTGTGTCTTCTCGAATATTTATCTGATTAGGAACATTGCTCATCGAGTAACCTCTGGGATTAGAGTGAATGCACCCTTAACCACCTTTGAAACAAAACCATCATTGTCGATTATCTCGAGGTCGTAGACCCCACTACTGTTGATTGATGCAGTAACTGAAGCTGACATTGACATCTTTATCAAGTTGGTAGTGTCATTAGTTGGGTTAATTTCTAAACCTAAGTTTTCAGTAGTTAGCGTGACTATAGCGGAGGCAGATTCAACAGTTCTTCTTACCTGCATTCTGGCAGTGTAACCAGTTAAGTCAAATTCCTCGTAAGTTTGACCTGTTGGGTCTGTGGCAAGGTCGGGTTGCTCTAGTTCTAGGATGCGCAAAAATGACGAGCCTTGCTCGCAAGTTATGTTGTAGACACCAGCAATCATGGGCGCGCTCTCCTAATCAGACACCTCAAAGATTGTAGATTAGGAAACAGTCTGCTACGAGCAGATATCACTAAATAGCCGAAGCTGAATCCTTGTTTGGACCGACTTTCTTGAGACCCATGGCCATTGCTATAGAGAGGGCTACTGCGGTCACTCCAACTTTGAGATTGTCCGAAGCCACGAGGCCGTCGAAATCTGCACCAGTAGCCACCCATGCTGCTAAGTAGGCTTGCAAAAATGTTCTAACAGCTCTCTCTGCTGTATCTTTCAAAAACTTGCTTTCCATGTTGTCTCCCAACTTTTTTGGTACAACCAATTTACCATATTTGCTTTCACGGTCTTTGCTTACCGTGCTAATGTCTTTCCGTGGCTCCAAAAAAACGAAAACCGACAATTGGTTATCTAACAAGCGACTGGGCGTGGGGCACTGAACCACTTCAACCAAACGGCTGTGCGTGGTATAGATGCAAGTTGCCTGCAGACCAATTAAATAAACGTGGCTGGTTTGCAACCGTTGGGTTCCCTGGTTTTAATCCACAGCGTGGATTTGGAATGGTTGTTCCTGGCGATAAAGCCGTCCATGGTTGGGACATTATTGTTTTTAAGTTACTAATGCAGCGCGAAGTGCTCGAAGCAATGCCTCTTGCCCAAAAAATGGGCCAGAAAATAGTTGTTGATGTTGATGACTGGTTTGATGGACTAGCTGTAACAAACAGGGCCTATCAAGCAACAGACCCTAAAACCAACCCAGATAACAACAGGGATATTTACGCTCAGATAATAATGCAGGCTGACGCTGTAATCACTTCAACGCCATTCCTCTTTGATTATTACGCAGCAAAAAGAGAAAATGTCTTCATGGTTAGAAATGGAATAGACATTGAAAGGTGGAAACCACGTACGCCTCGCACGAATCACCGACTCAAGCTTGGATGGGTTGGTGCAACCCCATGGCGCTCAGGTGACCTAGAAACACTTGCACCATTTTTAGGTAGATACCTAGTGAACAGAAAGATAGGTTTTCATCATTCTGGACATACTGCTGGCTCAGCAATCCCTGCAAACAAACAACTTGGCATACCAGACAGCATAACCAGGACCCTTCCATTGGCTCCTATTATGTCGTATCCAAAATTGTTTGAACCAATCGATATTGGAATGGTTCCGTTAAACAACGTTCCATTCAATCATGCAAAATCATTCATTAAAGGCCTTGAATACGCTGCTGCTGGAGTTCCTTTTATTTCTTCATATTCACCAGAGTACAAACTCCTTGCCGACCAGGGAATTGGTCGCATTGCATATACTCCAGATGATTGGGTTTATCATTTAGATGAATTACGTCAAACTCAAATCAGAAGAGACGAGGTTGGACACAATCTTGAAATGCTGCAAAACTTTACAATGGCAAAACGTGGCGATGACTGGGACGCAACAATGCGTTTCATCCTAGAGAAGATTTAAGTGTTTTATGCGGGATATTGCTTGGACTTTCGGTTTAATAACCGTATATGAGGATAAGGAAAGACTTCGAGAAATAGTCGAAAGTATCCGTTCACTCGCAATTCCAGATTATGAAATACTGCTTGTTGGCGGCGGTGATTCCAGCGGAATCGAAGGCGTAGATATCGTCAAGATTGATTTTGATGAATCAATAAAACCACGATGGATTACTCGTAAAAAGAACGTTCTTGTTCAAAAGGCGAAATACGACAACATAGTTTTAATGCATGATTACCACATCTTTGACTCAAGATGGTACGAAGAATTTAAGACGTTTGGAACAGATTGGGAAATATGTTCTTGCCCTCAATACCTAATTACCGGTGCACGAAACCCAATGGACTGGTCTCTGTGGGATAAGCCTGGGCACGGTCGAGCATGGTCTCTTGACTATAACGACTGGACGCAGACTGAATACATGTACATATCTGGTGGATTCTTCATAATCAAAAAACATGTGATGATTGAAGAACCATTAGATGAATCCCGCGGATGGAACGAAGAAGAAGATGTCGAATGGTCAATGCGTGTTCGTAATAAATATGTAATGAAATGCAACGGTAACAGCATTGTTCGCCACAACAAGTGGCACCGCCACGCTGGACAAAACCCAAATGAAAAGTAACTTTCTTGTCATCTTTGACCTTGATGGGGTTTTGATTGAATCTCGCGATGTTCATTACGATTCTTTAAATATTGCTCTTAGTAGAGTTGACCCTAAGTACATCATTACTCGGGATGAGCACCTTTCTAGATACGACGGACTTGGCACTACCACAAAACTGAAGATGCTCACTCAAGACAAAGGGTTACCCGAGTCCAAGCACCAACAGATTTGGGAAGACAAGCAAGTAGCAACCCTGAGAATCCTGTCTGAGTTCCCCAAAAACTATGTCGCAATAGACATCATGCAGACGCTGAAGGAGAGAGGGTGGAAGATTGCTGTAGCCAGTAACGCAATCCGTGAAACCGTAATCACCGCCCTTGACGCCATTGGTGTGTTGAAATACGTTGGATATATCATGAGCAATGAGGATGTGAAGCACCATAAGCCACACCCTGAGATGTACTGGCAGTGCATTGTTTCCCTTGATGCGACGCCAGCAAACACTATAATTATTGAAGATTCTCATATCGGCAGAGAAGGTGCGCTGAGTTCTGGTGCAAATCTCCATGCAATCAAAAACGCGGAAGACTTAAACAAAGAAAGACTGATGCGTTTTGTTGACGAAATTGAGACCCGAGGAAAAAGACCTGTTGCATGGAGGAATGAAAAGATGAATGTTTTGATACCAATGGCTGGAGCTGGTTCGCGCTTTGCTCAGGCAGGATATACGTTTCCGAAACCACTAATTGAGGTCAATGGGAAGCCAATGATTCAGGTGGTAGTTGAGAACCTTAATATCGACGCTCACTTTATCTTTCTGGTTCAAAAGGAACACTACGAGAAGTACAACTTGAAGCAGGTTCTTGGACTCATAAAACCTGGCTGTGACATTGTTCTTGTTGACGGAATGACGGAAGGTGCGGCTTGCACAACCCTTCTTGCTTCTGGATTAATCGACAACGATGAACCATTGCTGATGGCAAACTCGGACCAAGTTGTTGAGTGGAACAGCAATGAGTGTCTTTATGCATTTAGTTCTGAAGACATTGATGGTGGAATACTCACGTTTAAAGCAACTCACCCAAAGTGGTCTTACGCAAAATTGGGCGAAGATGGGTTTGTTTCTGAAGTTGCCGAGAAGAACCCAATCTCAGACAATGCAACAGTTGGAATCTATTACTGGAAGCATGGTTCCGACTATGTTAAATATGCCAACCAAATGATTGAAAAGGAAATCAGAACCAATAATGAGTTCTATGTTTGCCCTGTGTTCAATGAAGCAATTCAGGACGACAAAAAAATAAGAATTAAAGAAGTCCCAAAGATGTGGGGAATTGGGACTCCAGAAGACCTTAACTATTACTTGGAGAACTCAAAATGAGCAAGAGTAAAAAAGATTATCTAGACATGCAGAACTCTTATTACGACGAGTATGCATCGAAGTGGTCGCTTGATTTTAGAGACCCTGTTGTTGGCTCTTACGACGCCCATAATAACTGGTCTGATTACGATGAATTCCTATTCAAAGGTTTTGAAACAAACGGTCTTGTCGCCCTTGAATATGGGTGCGGCCCTGGGCGAAATTTGGTAAAGTTCTCTAATCGCTTTACGCGGGTCGACGGAATAGATATTTCTCATGTGAATATCGAGAAGGCCAGACTAAACGTAAAAGCAAATAACATTGCTGAGCCGAATCTTTATGTAACGAGCGGCGACAACCTTTCGGCTATTGCAGACGATGTTTATGATGTGGTATTTGCTGTAATTTGCTTTCAGCATATTTGCGTTCATAAAATTAGATTTGACATTTTGACTGATATTTACAGAGTCCTCAAGCCGGGCGGAAAACTCTGTTTTCAGATGGGTTATGGCGGCAAAGGCGAAATCCCAACAGCTGGGTACTATGACAATAACTACGACGCTGGCAGCACAAACGGACATTCAGACGTAAGCATCCAGGATGAACAGACGTTATTCGATGACCTTGTCGGAAAAATTGGTTTTACTAATTACAAATCAGACATAAGACCAACTGGCCCTGGGGATAATCACAAAAACTGGATATGGGTTCAGGTTGAAAAGTGATTTACATCTCTCACAGAGGCAATACAACAGGACCAAAACCTGAACTTGAGAATCGCCCAGACTATATTGAACAAGCAATTGCAGATGGTTTTGATGTAGAAGTTGATTTGTGGGTTAATGAGTCTGGTCTATTCCTTGGTCATGACGAACCCCAGTACCAAGTCCCAAAAGAATGGCTAATCGATAGAATCAATCAAATATGGGTGCATTTTAAAAACCCAGAAGCACTTAGCTTTTCACTGCATTATGAATTGCACTGTTTTTTTCACAATACAGACGATTACACGATTACAAGTAGAGGTTATGTTTGGGCTTATCCTGGAAAAAAATCAACTTCAAACAAATGCATAAATGTCCTGCCAGAGCGTTCATGGTGGGAAATTGATTCAAGTTGGAAAACAAGATTTTCAGGTGTATGTTCAGACTTTGTTGGCGTACTAAATAAACAACAAGTCAAGACGCCTGATTCCCCAGTATTCAAGCCAATCGACTACGAAAAGCATTTTGTAATTGGAACTCCACTTGTTGCCTGGAAGTGCGATGCCAAAGAGCACCTGAACTGGCTATCTGACAGAGTCGAGATATCTCGCAAGTTCCCAAACGTAAAGTGGTTTTCTGCTTTTGAAATTGACAATAGAGGGATAGAGCCTTTTGCTGAAGTCATTGAAGCATTACGTGAGGTAAATGGGGATTACTGGACATACTCAATAAACGATATGCAAGCCAAGGTCGATTCAGGAAATAGATGGATTCGAATAGAGACTGGCAGAAATCTAATTAGGGAATTTGCCCAAAGACACAGGGTCACGAGCGGCCATCACTGGGGTGAAGATTGTACTGAATTGAATTACGGAGTGGTCAACTATTCAGCTATTCTGTATATAGATTCAGACATGTCTCTCGATAGCAATGCTATAGAAAAAATGCTCGAAATAAATAGGCCTTTAGTCGGTGTGGATGTTCCTGCATACTGCCTGTCTGGCCCAATTATTAACGAAAATCCAAGAGTAGAAGAGCATTGGAATACTGCTGGTGCACTTCTTGTAAATGCTCCGGCATTTTACGATTTGCCATGGTCTCACAACGCATATCTAAATCTAAGTGACGACCCGACATTCCAATCTATGGCTGAGAGATTGCTGCGCAGAGAAGGCGCTGAAAATCTTGACACAACATACGGAATGACTTGGGTTAGAAAAGACGTGCAAGCAAAGCATGAAGGCAAGCTAGTAGCTGTTGAACAAAGGAATATCGCAGATAGAGCTATTTAAAATTGTTTACTTATATTTAAACTCCAAAAAATGCTAGAATTAGAGGTATTTTTTCTGGAGGCTAAATGTTCCGTAGGCGCAATCGAATAAGCAAGCCAGCAGTCATCATGGCTGTACCATCAGTTTTTTTCTTGCTTATCTCAATATTTGGCTTTTCCGCACCTGCTCAAGCAACATTCACCATAAATACACAAATATCCAACGGACAAGCCTTCCTTCAAGGAGAGTTTGCTGAAGTGGGCGTACGAGCGAACGGCGCATTTGGCTCAACGAGCGTTCCTTCAGGATTCCACGCAAACCCACCAAACTGTCTTGGCTTCCGTGTTGACCGTGAAATGGACGGATGGGGAGAAACAACGGACGACGGAGACTACTTCTGTCCGGGCTCACCCTTTGAAGGCTGGCAAATGAAGGTTGCTGGGAGTATTGGCAAAAACGACCACGGTCAAACACTTATCGCAGGTGCGGTTTCTGACATTCAAGACTCTGGCTCGTCTCAATGCGTTTCTTGGATTAGTTCCAGCCCATTCAACGGCGTAAGTGTTTCGCAAAGGTACTGCGTTCCAACGGCAGGGCAAGCGCTTCATACGGACGTGACTCTTACCAACACAACCGAGTCCGCAATTAGTGATGTGTATTTTGGTCGAGGCTTTGACCCAGACAACGCAACTGGCTCTGGCTCTATGACTTGTGCTGGTGGAACCGTGAGTACATCAATGTTCCAGTCTTGCAACGGTGTAACTGGTCAAGGAACAGAAGCACAAGCAACAGCAAGGTGGGGAAATAAC